TCTCTACTCTTGTTACATCTATAACAGAGTCATCTAATTTATACCATCTTTGTTTTGAATTTAAATTTTGTATTTTTTCTGTAGTATAATGTTGTACTTTACCTGACATATCCATTAAAGCATCATTTATTAATTGTATTATATATTTTTCAGGTTGTCTACCCATTGTATACTCTATTTGTTGAATTAAATCTTTAACTTTCACCTTTGCCTCCTGACTGCTTCATATTAGCTCCTATAGTTTGTATAGCTTGAGCATAGTCTTGCTTTAGACTTGTTATCATTGGAGTATATAGTTCTGCGTCTTCTTCTTCAGCTAATAAATGTTCAGCTGATTTAATTGCAGCATATAAAACAACTATGTATTGCATATCATTTGAAAGATTATCAATAGTACTACCTGCACTAGCATCAATACTTGTTAGTGGTAAATAGTATATATCTGCTGTTTGAGACGCAGTAGGGTCTGGATAAACATTTAATACCGCATTATTAATAAAGTAAACAGGGTCACTATCTGTTACGTGCATCAAATCTTCTGTATCAGTTATCCTAGAAGACATAGAAGAAGATACTTGTCTACATATTTGACTAAAGCCTCTAGAGTTTTTTCTTACCACACTTAAAATAGGGCCTATTGTTCCAGTATCCAAATCTAAAGTAGCAGGAGAGTTACTCAATGTTGTTGATGTTGCACACTCAGCTAATTTATTTGGAGGTAAAATATTGTAAAGTTGAGCCAAACCATCAGACAAAAAAGTATCCATAGCATTTTGGTCTGTCATTGTCTCACCTACTAAATCTTGTATTTGTACATCTAAATTTGCCACTATACTCTATTCCTATCTGCTATATCTTGTGACATTGTTTTACTAGAAAACTCAACTTTAGTTTGACCGCTCCATGTAGTTCTCATATTAATATAATTTCTCATAGAGTCTCTTTTAAGTTGAACCTTATGCTCGCAAGAGTTAGGCTCTACAGTTTTCTTACATTTTTCACAATAAATAAATATAGCCATTATTTTTTATAAACCTTTCCTTCAATCTGACCTACAGCATCTTCTGTCATAGGATTAACTGCACCAGGTACAGAACCACCCATCATATACTCTTTAACTTTTCCACCTCTGTAGTAACCCATAGCATCTATATCTGCCATTCCACCAGCTTCATAAGTTGGCATATCCATATTGGTGTTTCTTTGCATAGCATCATTTGTAGGCATGTCTTGAACTATTTCTCCACCTACATTTTTTACTTCTTCTGCTAATCTATTAGATAGCTCTATCCCTTGTGGATTATAAGGTAATTTAATATTAGGCATTTACTTTCCCCTTTTCCTGGCATCTTTAGATGGCCAATTATACTGCGATTTCTTAACTATAATATAATCATTAGGATTGTTATTTAATGCTAATAATTTTTTTTCATGTATCCCAGCTGCATTATTTTTATTTTTATTAATTACAATTTCATCACCTTCTACTTCAATGATAATACCACCATCTTTATGAGAAGGCCCTTTCATTTTACCGCCTTTAATAGCGCTTAAAGGTTTTTTATATTTTTTATTCAACATCTTCACTCCAAGAACTTTTTGCTAGTTCTGTTAAAATTTCACTATATGAGTATGTTGTTATACCATCAAAACAATCTGCAGTATCTCCATCCCATTTAAGTATAACTTTGCTACCATCTAATGATTGTCTTAATGTGTCTGTTGATGTTTGTATGGAGCTTTTAATCATTTTATCAGTAACATCAGAAATATTTATTATTACCCATTTTCTATTTTCATACATTATGGAGTGTCTCCTATAAAATCATCTGCAGCCATATTTGTCATAGTACCATTATTAGTATTAGTGCTCATATCAAAAATAGTTGTTCCAGAACCATGCTCTAAACCATCACCCATTCTCCACCATCCACTTAAATAAGTTGACATAGAGCCTTCTGCATGGTTGTAAGGTTCCCTACCATTATATAAAGTTCTAACTTGAGCTTCATTCATAGCAATACCTTTGTAAAGAGCAATATCAGATATTTTTACTGCAGAATATCTATTCGAACCTTGAGGAGCTTTAGCTGCAAAAAGGTTTATGCTTCCATCATCTAAATCATCAGTATCATTATTGTCGCCTTTTCCAGATGCTGTTTTATCTAATCCATCAACATAAATTGCTCTACCATCAGCGTTACCTGCGGGCCTAACAGCGGTTATATGATACCATCTGCCAGTATCTATAGTAAGTGTATCTGTACGAGCGGTATCTCTATGGTATGTTCCTACACCTTCATGACAGTCAAGGTAAAATTTATTGCTTAAATATGATACAGCAAGTCCTTTAGCTGAGCCACCTCCATCAGACAAACTTGTGCCTTTACCAATCAAACAATATGTACCCAATGCATTAAAATTAACCCAAAAAGATATAGTAAAGGCAGACGAATTAATTGCTATACTCGAATCTGCCCCAAAGTCTACATAGTCATTAGAACCGTCAAATGTAAGTGAAAAATCATCTCTTAATTTATTTCCACCCATAGTGGTTATTTTTCTAGATGTAAACATTAATCTTTTACTATGCCTAATCTAATGTCAATATTAGTAGCTACTGCATGGTCTCCACTAGCCGCACCTCTACATACACCTGCACAGAATATACTTTGAGTTCCTTCCGCAGCTTTTAATACTAAACCTATATTAGTTTTAGTTGCAATTTGTACATCTACAAGGTCAGACCAATCACTTACAGAAACATGGCCTAATAATACAGCTGCATCTGCATTGTCTGTCTCACTACTTCCGCCCCATGTTAATGCTGCGCCTGCAGTTCCTAAATCTTTTGTTACTTGATAAAATAATAAATCAAATACTACATTCTGGTCTCCTTTATGAAAGACGTTTACTGATTGTAATATTCCAGTTCCTCCTGATACTGCTACTGCATTTGGTATTTCTAAAGAATCAAATAATAAATCTCCTGCTGCATCAGTAGAGCCTGTTGATACTGTTGGTGTTACAGTAATTAAGTCAACATCCATTTTGTTTAACTTTTCAACTACCGTAAACTTATGTAATTCTGTTTTTGCCATTTTATTCTCCTTTTGAGTGTACTTTAAGCTCTGGCATGAGCATGAACGTACTGTTATTAAAAATTCTTAGTAGATTCGGGGTAAACCTTTTATATGATTTACCCCATAGTTCTACAAAACTATTAAACCTTATTGTTTTGGTTTATGTAGCAGTTATCCCACCATCAGCTTTAGTTTGACCTGAAACGTAATAGTTAGAGCCATCACACCAAACGTCTATAAAATCACCTTTAATGGCAACGCCATCTACAAAAGTAATTGTAGTACATCCAGCACTAAACACTCCATCATCACTTGTATCTACTTCAAGTTCATTTATACCATTACATATAATAACATCTGTATCAGATGCTGCTTTTTCTACAATAGTATATGATGCGCTTGAAGGAGCGGCTTTAACTACAAACTTACAATACCAACCTGCACCTGCGTCAGCAACTGCTGGTAAAGTTGTTGCAAATTCTGTAGCTGAATTTAAAAGAAATATAGAACCAGAATCAGCTTCTGTTAATGAAGATGCTGCTAAAAGTTCTTTTACTTTTAATTTGTGAGAACCTGTAAAATTGCTATTGTCATTTAAAAAATCACTTCTCATTTTACACACCCTCCAAGTTAATTAGTGCGTGAGTTTCTGGTAAAGTTACTTCAAGACCTGCTTCTGTTAGAATCATATCTTTACGTAAATCTTCATCAGCCTGTTGCACATTAGTTGTAATTGAAGTATCTCTATTCATACCATTACCTACAAGAGGTCTATAAGCTACTTGGTCTAAATCAACAAAAGCCATGTGTCCAGAAGCATTATTTCTAAATAATGGCTCTGCTACCATAGATGCTGAACCAAACACAGTATCAACTGATAATATTGTGTGGCCAAACGAACCTTTGCTAGAAGGGAAGTTATATCTTTGGTCATTATTGTCTAATGAATTAGCCATAAATCCACTTAGCTTATTAAAGTGTGCCATTACTGGTCTAGATACTAAACAAAGTTTTTTATCAGAACCGCCTCTAGCAGGGTCATACATTACTTGAAACGCTGATAATAAACCATCATATGTTAGTTCAGATGTAGAGTATGTAGCTAAATATGGTGTAGACTCAGTATAAGCGCCAATAGCACCATCTTCTGGAGTTCCACCATTTTTAATAATGTGACCAACTATACCATCAGTATATTGAATACCACT